AGAGTACCCACTCCGAGGGTTGAACGGAGTTCTGAGACTGTTGTAAGCGACATCCTGATCCTTTCTAAAGACCCTGAGGGGCAGAGGGCTACTGCCCCTCAGAGCGACTTAGTTTCTAACTGATTAAGTTAGGTTGAAGCGACGAACGCCTGCGCCACCCTTTAGGATGCCGATTGCGAGGTAGCCGTATAGAACAACTTCTAGTTCTCCTGTTGAAAGAACATTTACGCGAAGCTGTGTTGTTGGTGACTCCCAGACATAGTTAGATTCTGGTGCAACCAAGAATGCTGACTCATCAACGATTCCTGAAACAGCGATGTTGTGATCAACGATTAGGTCTGTTCCTAGAACATTACCCATTACAGCTGTTGGTACTACTGCGCCTGCTGCGTTGTATGAAGGGCCTTGTGCTGAGTACAAAGGACGACCTGTTGTATCTGCGTAGCCTGTGATTGCTGCCCACTGGTCTGTTGAAGCTACGAGCTTGTTAGCGCGATCTCCACCAGTTGCCTTGTAAGCTGCTGCTGCCTGTGTTGAGATGAATGACTGCAATCCAGCTGCTGTTGCTGCTGTTGTTGAAGCCTGAACACCTGAAGCAGTGAATGCTGCGATTAGAGCTTCATCTGTTGCCTTCTCGTAAGCCTTGCGGATTTCTGCCATTAACAGATCCATGAATGCTGGAGATGAACGATCGATGAGTTCCCATGTGATCACATTTCGTCCAGCGAACTTGTTCACTGAAACTGTGTCATATGTAGAAGTCATACCTGTTGTTGAGATAGATGCTGCTTCGTCTGCATCTGCAACTGTTGGAGCAGTTCCCAACTTAGGAATTGTAAAAGACATTCCTGAATCTGGAAGTGCCTGACGAGTTACTGCCTCGAATGCAGGACGGCCAGTGAATGTTGTTGTTGTGAATTGCTGTAGGTGCTGAGGTAGTGTCAGACCTGTGTTTGTTGTTGTTGAATCATCTGCTGCAAGGATTGTGCGACGAGCTTGATCGTCTCCCATTGCTGCCTTTAGGTGAGCACCGAGGTACTCTGATGATGTAATTGGAGCTACGCGCTCACGAACATTTGTTACAGTCACAGTTGGACGAGCAGCTTCAACCGCTGCTGCCTCTACTGGTGCTGCAACTGTCTCTGGAGTATTCTCCACAGCTGTCTCGCTTTCTGTTGGTTGGGTTTCTTCTACTACTACTTCGGCTTCTTCCTCAGCAGCAGCAATGTCAGTAACCTGAGCAGACTTGAATGCTGGCTCAGTAACTAGAGAGACCTCATAAAGTCGAGCAGCAGTTACATGCATAACTCCAGACTTCATTGAGGACTTAACAACTTCAACTCCGACAGATAGACCGCTTTCCAATCCTTCGCTTGCGAGGATTAGTGCATCTGTTCCGCGTTGTGAAGCTGAAATCTTGAAAGATGCATAAAGACCATCTTCTGTTTCGTGCATTGACTTCATTGAGCCGATTGGCTTCTTAACATCGTGCTGAGATAGCAACTTGATTGTCTTACCTTCTGGGGCAACGATTGAACCCTTCTCGAAGATAACCTTTCCAGCAGAAGTGTTTCCAACTTCAGTGCCTAGAGGTGCGATCTTTCCTGAGATTGATCGATCAGTTGTTGATGCAGTTAGATCAGCTGAGAATGTCAGTTTAATCATTATGCGCCTTCCGTTATTAGTTCATTTGGAATGATCCAGAGCTTGCACACTCCGTTAGGATCGATGTCTCCAGAGACAACTTCGCATGCGCGAGGGCCTTCGAAGAAATAGCAATTAGAGCAATGAAGTCCCTGTGCTAAAAATGGATTTTGATCTGCTGGTGCATAATGGGCACCTTCGCTGCCGGTGCTTTGATCGAACTGGCCATATTGATTTACAATGGCTTCAGTTAAATCGTACTGAAGAAGTTGGCGTGGAGTTGGCTGATAAAGGCTATCTTCGATCATGCCATACCATTGCTTCCATTAGGTGAAAGATCTTCCATCTGCATTGCTTGTTCAGTAGTAATTAGACCAAGAGCAAGAAGCTTCTCGACAACAAGCAAGCGTTGCATTGGATCTTGAGCCAAGAATGAAGAATCAACATCGAAGCGAACAGCATTGCCACGAGCAGTAATGTCATCCATTGAAAGACGAGCCTGAATTGCATTGATGTAAGGCACAAGGCTCATTGCATAGAATTGCTTGCGCTCATCTAATACATTTGAGTAAGTCATTGAGTTATTCATGTCTGCTGAAATGTAGTAAGCAGGTACATTCATCAAACGAGCAATTTCTGTTGCCAAGAATTGCTGCGCTTCGTCATACATCATGTCTTTAGGTGAGAATGATGCCGGCTGGTATTCAAGAGTAGAAGTTAAGTAAGCAGTGCTTCGGTTCTGGCGAGCAGACTTCCATGCAGCTAGTAATCCTTGAACTTCTTTAGGATCTAGATCTGCACCAGAGTTTTTAATAACACCAGATGGCATTGGAGTTGATGCAGCAATCACAGCAGCTTTACGAAGATCGATTGCCGCTTTAATTGTGTCTGATCCGCGAGCAAGAATGCCTTCATCGAATCCTTGAAATGTAACGATTGATCCAACGCCCCATTGTGGGCGAGCGATTCCATTTACATAATAAGTCTGAACTTTAGAAGAATCATTATTGGTATCGAATGTCACCTTGACATTTGGAATCCACTCGAAACGAGATGGACGACCATCTTCTGCATAAACTTCTGTAACTTCCCAATAGGCTTCGCCATACATAATCAATGAATCAACAGTCCAGGCGATTGTTGTAGATCGTGGCTGATTGATTGATGGCTGATCAACCCAAACTGGATTTCCTAATTCTTCACCTGTTGAAACGCGATAGAGATTCAGATCAAGATCTGCAATTACTCCAGCGATTAAATTACGGCATCGAGCAACAGATGGAACTGACATCGCTTCATTACGAGAGATGCGAGGTAGGACATAGTTGTAAAGCGAGCTGATGTTCTCGCCCATAATAGTAGGGGCGTATTGCGCTAAAAGCGTCGAACGCTTATCACTATTGATTGCTTCGGTTTTGCGAAATAGACCCATAGACAGAAAGTGTAGCATTTGTCAAGATAATAGACAATGTGATAAGGGCGTGTCTAACTTACAATCTGAGGTTTAGGTGCCGGAAGCATCAACTTGGAAACTACCATCGCTAAACCAATAGGGGCTGAAATGTCACCAGCTGACTTTCGCTTAATAATTCTCCAAGCCGAATCATTGACCTTAGCTGCGCAGTTATTCATCTGTTGGATCAACTCTGCTTGACCATTATGGACGACACGAGCATTGACAAGGCCTTCTAAGAGATCTCCGCAGGCTTTATAGAACTGCTGACCCGAAACATCCTCGGTCATTACTCCAGCCTGAGTCAATCGATCAGCAATAGTTTGAGTGGCGTACTTGTCGAAGCAAACCAAACGAGGTCGATAGATGTCACACCACGATTTAATCGATGCTGCCATCTTTAATTCATCAATGGCCACTTGAGAGCTATAAGTCTCCAGAATACCGATGCCAATCCTTCCATCTGGAAGCAACTGTCCCGCAACAAGGCTTCCATTGCGCCTAGAAGGACTGACATCGAATGCGAACACTGTATAAGCTCCAACCGACATTTCTAAAGTCGAATCAGAGGTATCTTCCAAAACTCCATGTGGCCACGGACTACTTAGGGAGTCGATCCACTGGCAGAGCGTTTCAGTTCTTGTATTCTCAATCGGAGAAGTAGCAATCGCTTCTTCAATAGCTTCTTCCGTAATGGTGTATCCGAGAGATGGGTTAGCCATAGTCCATGCATCGCGATCGTCTATCTTGCAGTATTGAGGGGCTGAGTATTCGTAGTAACCGAATGACTTTGGTGGGTAATCTTGGGCTCGTTCTCGTAGATCGTTGAGTACAGTGCTGAAAGCGTCTCCTGCATTAGAGGTAAGAAGCGTCTGAGAGTTTGGATGAGCTCTAGTCGTAGGAGTAGCAGCTCTGTATCCTTCTTCAGAGATTTCTCTA